TATTGTACCATCACCATCATCAGTTATATCTATCTCATTAGCAGTTCCAGATACCCAGTTTGTTAAATCCGAAACCGATGTTAATTTCTTATTTGCATCAGATTGAATCAATCGAGTTGCTGTAAGACTGTCTATTGTTATATCTTCAAACACAGGATGAGAATCGTAACCGAGACGTAGGTGAGTTAATTGTTGGAGAGCTTGCCGAGTTTTAACAGAAAACTCAACAGCAGATTCCCAACTTTCTTTTCTTATAATTGGTGGTGTGTTTATTAAAGACATTATTGACTTCCGTAGGGACTATATGACGAACCTAACGCAGAATAAGCAGACTGTTGTGATAGTTTCTTTCCAGTTTTGCGATAATAAGCTGCTGCATAGTTATGTCCTTCGATATAAGGAGACTGAGTTCCACCAACTGTTCCCCCAGCACCCATAGTACCGGCAGCTTGAGAAGCATATCCCGACATCGCTCCAAAAATATCCTGTGATAGTTGTTGAGTACCTCCACCAAACTCTTGTGCTCCGGCCCAATACTCTTGCGGAGTCATAGTGGGCTGTGCGGCAGTTGTTTGTGTTCCAGCAGGTTGTCTTGGCCTCAGTAAACCCCCTTGTCCCAAATTATACGCAGCAGATGTTTGATAAGGAACAGTTCCTCCCTGCTCAAAAGGCTGATACTGACCATAGCTGGTATCAGGAGTATAAGGTTGCTGATAAATAGTAGAAGGTCTCGCTCCAGCTTGTGCAGACAGTTGTGCTATCGTAGCATAATCAGGACCAACATCCTCACGTCTTTCTATTACACCAGCCTTAGCTTGTAAAGCCTCAGCAAGCCTACCCATACGCACATCTTCAAGTTTTAGTCTTGCAGGTTGACCCCTCTCAACCTCCCATTTCTGACCTAATCCGGCAGTTAGTGATGTTCCAAATAAACCAGAACTAACCAAACCTTGAGTCTGTCCCGCAACCTCTCTTCCCTTTTCTCGCTCAAGCTCAGCTTTAGCACCAGTGAGAAAACCCCCTTCTGGTTGATATTGTGATATAATTTCATCATATAATTCCAGAGCTTGAGCGTATCTTTGCTCATTTGAAAGCCTTGCCGCTTCTTGCTGCTCTTGAAAGGAAGCGATAATGTCTTGGTATCCCATCTTAATCCTCTATTTTATTTTTCCACCTGGCTGTATTTCGCCTTCTATCTTTTCGATGCCCCACGTCTCATCTGCGGCACTATTCCCAATCTTAATTCCGAGATAGGCCGCACGAACTCTTTTTCTTATTCTTTCTTGTCTCCCCATTCCCGTCAGTGTTCCTGACTCCTGAGCAACCGTTTGCCAATCTGTAGTATTAGTGTCGGGAGCTTCGTTTGGAGGCCCACCAACATCAGAAGTGTGTGCGACTATACATCTATATTCTATACTACTGTGTATCACTAAATCACCAATTGCATACACCGTCCCCGTAGCCCAATCTTCTGTCGCTTTCACTTTCTCCAAACAAGTCTCCGCATCATTGGCTGCATACAGTTTATAATCAAGGCCATCTGTATCTAACTCTGTACCTCCCGCAGCACCACCCGCATTTGTTATCGTCAAAGAAGTTAGCTTCCCTTCGTGGTCTCCGTCTGGAGCAAGCGGTTGAATTGGTAAAGCACAATAACTGTTTATCGGTGTGTCCGCACCAACACCGTCATCATCCCCCTTAGCGGTATCGAGAAATTTTCTAATATAGCCATCTTTGCAACCAACCAATAAATCCGCATAATCCTTATCATTAGCTGCATAATGAAATATAGAATAAGCCCCACAAACAGCCGGATAGCTCTCTGGAAAAAATCCGCCAGTTCTCAAATCATACCAATAATTAGAGTTTGTACCGTCTGATAGTTTTGTGATACAGGTTAAAATACCTCTTCTTTTCCTATCATAACCCATTGTTATTCTATGTGTCGAGGGATTTACATCCTCGTCATTTATAATATTTGGTAATGTGTTTTCAGTTAAACACTTAACAGCACCAAATCCGGCAGGCATTACATATATACCATTGTTGCCCCAAAAATATAAGTTGCCGTCGCCATCAAAACACCAACTGTTTGCTCCAAATATCCCAACAGTTAAATCTACCTCATCTAAAGAACCTCCAACCGCAGGGTCTCCTCTTAAAACCCATATTGTAGAAGCACAACCAAATATCAAGTAATCATCTTTGTATGGAATCAGACATCTTATAATATCCCCAACTTCTCCGGCATCTGTATTATTCCCAGCTACGGGAGTTTGAGCATCGTTGGCAAGATAGGCCCAATCCCAAATATCTGCTTGACGACTCATATACCATTGATGAGGATAGTTTGGATTTCCTGCTAATACTACTCTTCCTCGATACAAACAACCCAAATAAGCTTTCGCAGGTAAAGAGCCAAAACTGTACGCAGCATCCTCTGCCCCACCATACTTATTGCCCGCAGCAAGAACTATATCAGGATATGTAGCATAATCATACCAACGAGGAGTTGTAGAAGCTTCGGTTACAACATCAGGAGTAAAAGTAGCTCCGTCCATTTTACCCGTTCCATCATCAGAGCTTACTGTATTTGTGGTATTAAAAGCAGTTGCGGTAGTAGTGTACCCATAAATATACCTTTTTGTACTATCTACAAAATCTACTATCATTGAAGCGGTGCTCGTAGCTTGGGTTAATACATCTCCCTTAGCTGGAGGGGAAGTTAATTCATTCCCAGCCCCCAAATCAAGTTCAGTATTTATAAAGTCAGCAACTTTTAAATTTGTACCATTTACTATTATTACCTTTTGGTAAGCTTCAAAGGCTACCAGTTGGTCAGTGGTATCTATATCCGCATCAGATGCGGCCAATTCAGTCATTGTACCAGCCACAGATTCATACCTCAATAAGTTATTTGCTATAGCCACTAATTTCTTAGTAGTTACATTTTCAGTAAGTGTAACAGCCACATTTAAGTCTCATAAAATAATTTATTATCTGCAAACGCAATTAGTTTTTTTACTGTTACTTTATCAACTGGTGGAGCAAACTCACCCTCTGTTAAATCCCCGTAACATTCAAACATAAAGTCATTTTGTGGGGGGTCGCCAGCGAAAACCCAAGTGCTGCCACCGTCATTACTTACTACGTAAGACCCATCAGCATACGCTTCATTTGTATCTGTCCTCCAGTAGACCTTGTTTACCCCTGTTTGTGGTATAAAAACAATAGCATATTTCCTACCATCTGTCAAAGCAACCGGTGTAACAAAATCACAACGTACCCAAGCAGCAGCATCCGGTAAATCAGTAATAGTCCCTGTAGCTATTGCTGAACCATCTGGTTTACCGTCTCCGTCAACTCCATGTATTTCTATAACTACATCATTACCGCAACCCGCATCCTCAAACACTTTTAGTTTAACATAGTTTATAGTATACGCAGCAGTTGTGGTAAAAGTTTGAGCAAATTGTCTATCATCTGTAGGCGGGCAACTTGCTTCTCCTTCATTATTATCCCCTGTATTGTGGTAGTCATAAAGAGTAGCCATTAACTCACCGTAGAAACTGTGCAAATTGCAACTACAGGCAATTCTGCCCCACCAATTTGGTCCCCATCGCCCCACTTGTCGAGACCTGGTCTCTGTGAAATCCTGATTTTATTTTCTAAGACACATCTGGCACGTACATTGTTTGCGTGTCCACTCGTCATTGCTGGACCTTGTTCGACTGAACCGCCTAAGTGGATTCCTTTGACCGGCAGGCTAAATACTATGTGTGGCATATTAATCCTCCAAATACTCTACCGCAGAAAGAAGTAAGTCTGAATTATCTCTTGCAACCCCTAATATGGTATTACAGCTATAACATAACAATCCTCTAACCCTCCCTGTTTCGTGGTCGTGGTCAACACAAAGTCTGCGGTCTATCTCTGATTGATGTGTTTTGCAGATAGCACAACACCCACATTGTTTATTGAACAACTCATTATAACCATCAGGAGTTATGTTATAATGTTTTTTCAAATGGTGTTTCCAATAATCTCTATGGTAGTGTTTTCTATTATATTCTCTATTACGTTTCCTGGCTTTCTCTATGTTGTTTTTGTACCAAACTCTTGCTCCTTCTTTTATTTTTTTCTTATTCTGCTTATAATATTTTGCGTGTTTTTTGGCAGCACATTGTTTACAATGACTTACTTTCCCATCTTTAGATTTTTTATCTTTATGGAAAGCTTCTAAGCCTTGTTTAATGCCACATTTTATACAAATTTTAGTTTTCATTTGGCATTTTCCATAGCTCTATCTGCATAATATTGGTTCAAAAACAAACGACAAATTTTCGCAGGAACAATATACGTAATTCCCTGTGGGCGACCCCCTACTATAATTCCTACAACATTCCCAAATCTGTTAAAAACCCCCGCACCAGAATCACCTGGGTTCCCTGCAATATCTAACTGAATCAAAAACTTACTACCAAACATCCAGGAAAGCCTGTTTTTTGCTCCCACAAACCCTTGAAAAAAACTGTTACTTAGACCGTACCTTGAACCAATCCCAAATACAGTTTGACCCACAAATGGTTTAAAAACAGATAGCCTGGACTTCGGAGGCATGTCATTTGCATCAAAGATAATCAAACCAAGGTCAGTATTATCTGCTTCAATAAATCTGGTAGCGTGAAGTTTTTTCCCATCATCAGTTATAATGTAAGCCTTTTCCGCGTTTTCAACAATGTGTTTGGCAGTTAGAATAATTCCATCATCTATAACTACACCGCTTCCCCTCCATGCAAGCCGCCTGTCAATTTCGATATGCACTGCCACTACGGAGTCTCTAACTCTATAAGCCGTTACTGGAATAGAAAAGTGCACTATAAACAGAAGGATAAAAACGACCAATAGGGTTTTTAGTGCTCTCCGGTCTCGCTTACACATTATTCCTCCTTATTTGAGGTACATTATATCTACACTGTCCTGGGCTGTTCCGAAAAAATATAACAAATTTGTGTTCGAGACATTTAAAACTAAAGGCCCAACAGACAGAGGGGCAGTTGCAACAGTTGAACCACCGTGAGGTATGTCAATCCCCAAAACCGCAGATGCGACAGCATCTACATTTACACGTGCAACTAATGTGTTTCCATACGGTTGTGTAATAAAAACCTTACGACAAGGCACGTCTGCTCCTTGACCAAGACCATTTCCATCAAGAGTTATTCTCTCAGAACCACCGGAATCTGATACAGCATTTGAATTTAAACCTGCTGTTTTTCTCGCCATATTAGCTCCCTTCTATTAGCTTCTAAATTTATTGGCATAACCCTTCGATAGCTCAAGGTTAGTCGTAAGATAGTACACTGTTACTAAAAACCTACCAGCAGTAATGTTGGCCCAAGTGCCTTCCTCTAATTCCACATGAACAGTCGTAGCACTCGTATTATACAGAAGTGCTGTAGCCGCAGGACCACCAACAGTACCAACGCCACCACTAATATCAACGGCATCTGCAATCTCCGAACCTTCGGCGTTAGTACCGAGATTCACAAGAGCACCGTCCGTAGTAGCGAAAGCTTCTTCTATCTTAATCTCGTAACCCAACAGATAAGAACCCGCAGGAATAGTTTGTGATAACGATGCTAAACCGCCTTCACCACCTTCGGTAAAATTACTATGGTCTAACCACTGACTCACTTTGTCAATACCCAAACCCACAGGCCCATTCACCATTCCAAATAAAATACTATTTTGATTCATCTCATTCTCCTATAATTTTTTAATTACTCGTAGATGTCCTCTACAAGTTCTAATTGCCTGATTATACTATAATCTTTTGTCTGTAATCCACCATCAAACACTTTTCCAACCGTCCGAGGGGCATTTTGAAGGTCGGTCTGTATCAATGCCTGTATCAACTCCTCAGACCTCTGGTGATGTACCCCCAAAGTATCGTCTTGTTCAAGCTCCGCCATTGCCAATGCACACTCCATAATCGCCTCAGAAGCCCAAGGCCCACCAACGAAGAAGTCTCCGTCATCTATTGGTTTAGGTGGAGACATTACATAACTGTAGTTTAAAGTGTAATTGGAACCTGGGGTTGGGTTAAATATAACCTCTTTCAGTGTACCAATTTCTTTAATATACTTGCCATTTCTGGTAGCAAATATAGAAGGATAAGTTGTAGCAGAAGTAATCGTCCGAGCATCCATCACCTGATTCACAGACCGTTCTTTCATTGGAGGATGCCCTGTACCCTCAGCAAAACTAAATGACCGAGTTAGATAACCAAAATCCGCAGGAAGGTCATACTGCCACTGTCCCGAAACTGTGATTATTGTACCATGTTGTTTTAAGAAAGACCATGTGTGAGACCTTCCAGTTCGCATATTTATCGGTTGTAAAAATCTACGGTATCCACGATAGACAAGGTTTTTAGCCTTTGTTATCTCAGTCGCACTCGGACTTGAACCCCAACCAACAAATTCTCCAACAAGGTCATACACATTTTCAAAAGTCTGTTCTAAGCTACTCATCCTAATCCTTTCGGCCTGACAAGCGTGAGGGGTAAACCTCACGCCCATCAGCCTTTATAGAAACGATAATACAAGGAGACAGAATTCTGCTCCCTATAGGAAAATCTCCTCCTACTTCACTTCATAAAAATCTTCTAAATACTCAACAAGGTTTTTCAAAATTTGCAAATCCTTTTTTGAACTTCCTGCTCTTTTATTACAAACACTACAAAGAAGTCCTCGGTATTCTCCGGTTTCGTGGTCATGGTCTAAATCTAAATGTCTTTTAAGCTCCGACTCATGCCTCCCACAACCAGGACAATTTCCCTCTTGTTTGGCGAAAAATTCATTGAAAAGCTCAATAGCATTGGGACCGTGATATTGTCTCATGTTATTTCTACGATTCCGTGCTTTTCCTTTAGAACTTTGGCTGTATTTTTTAGCACAGTCCTTACACTGAGAATACAAACCATCCTTATTTTTCTTGTCCTTATAAAAATCCAATATAGATTTTACTTCTTTACACTTTGAGCAAACCTTTTCTTCCATTTAATTTGCCTCTGGAGCTTTGAATACCCTTATTATACATTCTTCGTGAATTTCTCCGCCGAGAGCCGTGATTCCTCTTTGAGGGTCGTTCTTTTGGGCAATCAAGGTGTCCATAGCTGTCGTCAAAAGCTTCAACTCTGTCTCATCAAGAGTAATGTCATCACCAGCGTCTCTGATAGATTTTGCAAGGTCGCAGGCATCACAAATCTCTACCCCGCCTTTGAACATCCCTGGAAGTCTAAGCCAGTCGTGTAGGTTTTTCTTGATAGGATAAGTTATTATCTCATCTACCAACTCAATCTTCTTTGTTTCTTCATTCCTCTTGTTGACTTTGATTGTAACATCATACTCCGACAAATCAATCTTAAACTTTTTCATTTCTGTCTCCTTTAACCTTAGTCTAACTCTTTAACTTCAAACAATAACTTCTTTTTACAATTCACAAGATACGCAAGAGAAGCAGTTTGTTTTTTGTTCAGATGTATTCCAGTGATTAAAATTATATCACCGTTTGTTTGGGTTGTAAACTTAACCCCATCTTCGCCTGTTGTAAATTTAACTTCGCTTTTAATCTCCGGCATATCTTTCTCCTAAAAGAAGGGAAAAGGGACACGTTGCCCCCTTCCCGTTAAATCATAATTAACTGAGTGCGTCTATTAGCGGAATCCAATAATCAACGCCAGCTATATGACATTTCAACGCATAGTCGTTTCCATCAAAATCATGGTCGCCTGTCATTTTTTCCATTAAATCATGTCCAGCACCGGAAGAAGCACCAGCAAAATCAAAGAATAAATCACAACCCCCTTGATGGAAGTGGAATAAAGAATCCAAGTAACCAGTCGCACCACCTTGATTACTAAAATATATTCCGTGATAACTACCGGCAGTAGGATTAACCGTAACACCAACATCAACCCACAAACCAGTAATAAAATTAACTGCTGTAATTGCAGCAGGTGCACCACCAACACTACAATAATCACCAGCAATTATCAAACCAGCACCATTTAGAGTACAGCCGTCCAGATGGACCATCGTTGTTTCGCCTCTGATATAAGTAGCACCAGCAGCCGTAGGTGAACCAGTAATATGTAGATAATTATTAGATACTGTCAACTGCCCAGAAGCTACCGCAGCATCACTGAGCAATCTATTGTCCTGTATAAAACCACAAACCGGAGCAGTAGAAGTAAACTCTACATAGTTATAACTCACAGGGTACGTACCAGGAGTTACTGTATAAGCTGCAGCAGATGTGCCATAATTAAAATCAAACAAACTTGGGTCTAATTTTGCTAATGTAATATCCGCAGTAGTTCCCAAAGCGTCCTCAGTTTCCATAGCAACAGCAACCGCACGTGAATCCGCAGCAATAAAACCTAACTCTGTTTCCCCTGATGTAATAGCAAGAATTGTTACACCAGTCGTAACATCAACATCACATCGAACAGGAACAATTGCTCCGTTGGGAACATAAATGTCTATCCAAGTAGCCCCATTGCCAGTTACACCATGCTTATCCGAACCCGCAACTACACCTGCAAAATGTGGAAGATTGGCCGCAGATACAGCCTCAACTCATACCTTCATAAATGACTCCCTCCGTTGTGTACAGCACCCGCACCTTTTCGGCTGCGGGATTTGCTGCTGAAAATCTTGGTCTCATAATTAAATCCTCTTATTAAAGTTAGTCCCAAGGGCAGTGTACGTTGTTCCTGCCCATTGGGTTAAAGACTTCGGGCATCCGCCCGATAGTCTAACATCAAATCAACTTCTTTGACGCAGGTATTGATAAGCTTTTAAACAATTTTCTGCGTCATGTTTCAAATTTCCAATACCTAAGTTGCACTTCTTACAAAGTAAGCCCCGTATCTTGCTGGTTTCGTGGTCGTGGTCAACGCACAGAGCTTCCCCTAATTCTGATTGATGAACACCACAAATCGCACAACAACCTTCTTGTTTTTTATACAACTTATCCCACTCATCACAAGTAAGGTTATATTTATATTTTAAACAAAACTTTTTATAGTACTCCTTTCTCGGATGTTTTACTCGGTACTCTTTAGCGTGCTCTGCCTTACACTGTTTACACCAATACCCCATACCATCGGGGGTACTTTTGTCTTTATTAAAATCAGTAAAAGGCCTCCACTCACCACACTTTGTACAAGGTTTTGTACTTATGCTTTCCATAGGTATTTCCCTAATAAATAAAATAACTTAGTCTCTGTTTGAGAGTAAAAACCCAAGTCTTTGGCGGTTCTCACAATGGAAGCAAAAACTCAAATCAATGTATATGGATAAAATATTATGGTTCGGGTCGCGTACCTTCGGCCCCAACGTAGCAAAATTATTCGCTTTGCTAACATAGGTTTTCATGTAATCCATATTCACGCCGTACAACGGGTCAGCATCCCAACGATGGGCCTGGTCTGTATCCAGAGCCTCAACGTATATAACCGGAATACCCTGATAGAAAGGAACGCCACTGTACTTAGCCAGGTCCGAACCTATCCTGTCATCACTCTTACGAAGCAAACCATTGATATTTCTGCGAATCTTGGCGTTGGTGAAGAACCTAAAGTTGTGCATATTTGTATCTTTGTCAAGTTTCTGCACAATATTTGGCGTATGGAATTTGGTTTTCATCATGGCAAAGTCAATCAGGTCAATAAGATTATCACCCAACTCGCCATTGTGATTACCATAAAAACTACCCCACTTGGGTTTATCAGCAGCAGAACAACTTACGCCACCAATATTATAAAGACCACCAGCACCACTATACTGAGCCTGATAACCTGTAAAAGCCCCTTCGGTATCCGTACCTATTGAAAGCCAAGCTGCGATACCGGCAGGATTCAAAACATCCGCAGCATTTACAGGAGTAGTCCAAATCTTGTCATACAGCTTATCGGCAAACTCGCGGAACATGTTTAACTTCTTGCCCTGCAAATACCGATAAGTTCTCAGCTTGTCATCCTGAGTGTAGCCAAGCTCAATTCTTGAATAATCCATATTCGTTGTAGCTTGACACCAATCACTTACAACTTCTGAATCTGTGTTGACAGTATTGTGAGAATCCTCTTCCCAACCCGTGCCAACCATTTTTGCATTACCTGTGTCTTTTAGCGTAACCCAACTCTTAATTCGGTCTCCGCCGGACAGGATAACTTTATCTTTACCAAAACAATCGTTTAAAGCCTGATAGTTGGCACTTTCAAATGTCATTTGAAGGTCATCTTTTTTATGAGCCTCAAACACACTCTGACCAACATCAATCGCGTTCCTAATCGTGATAGCCATCTTAAACCTCTTATCTTATAGCCACTCCTACCATCCTGGTAGGTTACTTTTTATATGATTTCCTTACCAAAGCAACACCTTCTTCCTCTCTCGACTTAAATGCCTCTTTTGTTTTCTTAGCAGTTGGTCGAGGAGAGAATTTTTTCTTGCGAGCTTTTAAATCCTTTACAATTTTTCTCTGCAAAGATTTTTCAACATGCTCACCTTTATACCACCGTGTCGCTTCTCTCAAAGCGTTAGACCAACCCATACCAGAGTTTTTGAAAACAAGTGCAACATCGTACACTTGACTTCTTGCTTTTACCGCAGGAGAGTTGACATCATATTTTCCATCGGCCAATCTGGGTAACTCATCCGTTTTCCCAAAGACTTCAAAAGTTTCAGTCAAATCATCAAACACTGCATTAGCTTCCTGGTGCTCTTTTTGAGCTTGAGTCGCTCTATTTGTCTCTGCTTGTCCATCGACCTGACCCCGCAGGGTATCTAATTGGTCAATCAAAGCGTTGTTATTTGACACAAGCTGTGCCATTGAATTTGCTACATCTTCTCCGTAAGACTCTTTCAATTTGTCCAGGTCTAATTCGACCTTCTTTATTCCCTTAACTTCCTGCTTTTGCGTGGCAGCAGGAGCCACCTTTTGTTCAACAACCGGTTGGTTTTGACGGCCAATTAAATTACCCATATCTTCCAGAATATCTGGATGCTCTTCGGACATTTTAATTATCTTATCATCGGACCAACCATACCGCCTGCCTATAGTTATATGTTCCTGGGGAACTGGTTCTGTTTCATCATCAGTATCTTTGGTATCCCCTGTGGCTTCGCTGTCATCCACCAAGTCTCCAGTTCCATCACCATCCTCTTTGTTACTTGTGTCTTTATCTTCCTCATCCGTATCTCCAGTATCTCCTTTATCGTCTGGGGCATCTTGTTTGTCTCCAGTGTCATCATTTACTTTTGTTTCAGTCGTTTCC